TAATGTAAAGACTATGGAACCATCCTGCTTGATTTGATCTACAATGGTTCGATTGAATCCTTCGTACACTAAATCTCTGGTATTATCGAAGATATTAGTTCTATATATTTCTATAATCCAATCACGAGTCATCGTCTCTCTGAAGAAGTCTACTCGATCATCTTCAATGGAGACGGTGATTCGTATAATGTGGCTCCAAGGTGAGCTTACACGCTGATTATATTCAAGATATTCCCACCCATCTAATACAAGTTGACGAGTTCCTGTTGTATCAAATATGTGAATATCATAATACGGACCAAAAACTACCACTTGACAATCCTGTAGATAAGTTTATAATTATAGATAAGGAGATAGATCATGTTAAAGATTAAATTGTTTATCATTTCATTGGTTCTGCTGGTAACATTTATGTTTTCATCTTCAATAGGAATCTTTCTTGCTAGGGGTTCTGTAGTTGTTTATGATTCAGCACCTACCCCCTTGGTTTCTTTTTGGCTCTCGGACTCCAGAATCAGAGTACATATTCCTTCATATGATACTATTGCCCCTTATTGTTCTATTAATAGAGGAGTTCATGGTATCAGAAATGATAAATTGTCCTCTGGTGGAAGATACATTAATGTCTGGTATTGTCCTTAATTAAAAAGATACACAGAGACGGAACTTCCAGATAGAAAATTGGTATTGTTTGCTATATCTATAGTAGTAATGGCTGCTGTATTTCTCCACCAACCAGAGCCTCTTAATATTAATAGGTTTCCTGTGCTGGCTGCTAGCTTGGCAGCAGATTCTCCTAAAACAGCTTTGTGATTGCTTCCTTTATAGTCTGATATAATAAATTCAGTTGAGCCAAAGACATTCGCGGGAGCAAAATCACTGGGATCACGAGCAGCAATAATAGATGTACTAGCAAGGCCCTCACCAGTGGCTTTTGATCCACTATGTGATTGTTCTAGAAAAATAGAATCATAGTTTGATCCAGAGTCACCATTGAATGTAAGACTGATTGAGATAGATACATTTACACCAGGGTTATTGCTTGATCTACTGGAAATAAGTATTCTGATATTCTTATAGGGAAGGTCTTGTGGAATACCTAGAGTAAGAGTACTATTAGATGTGATAGTAAAGTTATCTATTAATACCTCTTGCCCATAATTAATTGGCTTATATGGACCAGTAATATATCCATTCACTAGTAGAGACTGTCCATACCATACAATGTCAGTATTATTAGCGGCCTCAAGCTGAACTGTCATAGTAGTAGCATCTGCTTCAGTGTTGTAGCTAATTATTTCTTCTAGCCACACGCCAGTTCTTCTTACTTCTCTGGTAATAGTTCCCGGAGAAGCAGCATTGGTAGTGATAACAATCTTACCTACATCGCCTGCTGTTACTTTAGTGAGCACACGAAAAGTATATCTACTTGAAGGCAGCACAGGATTGATTTGCTGAATACCGGAGCTAGCTGCACCAGCAGTAATTTTAATAGAATTTCCTCTTGGCTGCTGGCTTGGTTTGGTGTCTGTCACAATTCCTGTGATAGTTCCTACGGTTGTCCATGCAGCAGGGGGATAAATTCTGGAAGTGGAAATAGGGGCTAAGAACTCTGCATGACGTAAGATAGATTCAGAGAAGAATTGATCCTCAAAATTATGAGCAAAGGTTCGCTCATCGTGAATGCTTTCATCACCAATTGTAGTAGCACTAGCAGCAACCCATATATAAAATAATGGTACTTCATAGGTAGTGGCGTTTTGGGTCAGTGCAGGTAGTGAAGGTGTAGCGGCAGGCGTGCCTGTTAGAACTACAGCACGAATGGTTTGACCAGTTGTGTCACTAAACGTAATCTGAATTACTACACGATCTAATCTAGGATTTGTAACATCTGCGGCTGCTATGGTCAGTGTGTTATCAGCAGTATTTTCATAAATTCTGCCTTGAACTAAGGCAGCACCAGATTTCAAGATAACATTCATAGCAGCAGGACTATTGGCCTGGACTCTTAGATTAGTTCCATATCCAGGAAATACATATCCAGCCGCATAGTGACTTCCCAGAAACTTACTAAAGATGTCACTATATTCTTGACTTGAATTATCATCAGCAGGAGCATCTCCTACTCCTGTACCAAACCAAAAGGAACTTAATTCTGTCATATTATCTCAATAAATAGATTTCGATCATTGACCCGATAGAAAAGGAAGAAGAAGAAATCAAAGTGATTCTGGTAACTACTGAGTTACTTCTCCAAAAGAAGCTCGATTGTGAAGTCTTTATGTTTCCAGTAGTGGTATTAAGTTTTGCGCTGGATTGGCTACTGCCTGCCTTGTTCCGCGATGTATTGTCATAATCTAATACCTTTAATTCCAAGTTTCCAAACGTATTGGCGGGTGCGGTATTAGCGGGAATTTGTGCAAGCACAGCAGATGTTTGGGCAACATTTTCCACAGTAGTTAATGTTGCTGAGTGTGAATTTATTGCTAGTACAGCATCATAATTAGCACCAGAATCATTGTTAATTCTTAGCGTGATATTTTCTGAAGTTGCTGCTGTGCCAGTACGAAGTGATGCTACAATCTTGATAGCACGATAGCCGGATGGAATATTCTGGAAATCAAGATTAGCTTGGGTTGCAGTTAGAATAAGACGATCCAATAGGATCATATCTTCATTATAACTGCACATTCGATAAGGGCCAGCATTATAGCCAGGAAGACAGAGTACCTGACCAAACTTAATTACATCTGTGCTATTGACTGCCAATAACTTTATAGTCATGGTAGTAGCATCAGATTCAGTTGGATAGAAGATTCTTTCTTCCAGATCAGTTCCAGTTCGTCTAATTGTTCTGGTAATGGTACTAGGAGAAGCAGAGTTAGTAGTTACCACAATCTGACCTACATCCCCAGCAGTAACATTTATCAGGGCTTTTATAGCATAAGGTGTAGAAGGAGTAACTGGAATAGTTTGAGAAATCCCTTCTGAAGCTGCATCTGATGTAATAGATATATAGTTTCCCCGCACCATCTGAGCAGGCTTGGTTGCAGTTAAGATGGCACTAGGACTTAATACTAAATCCCAGTCAGCAGGAGCATAGATACGAGATTGAATATCTCCTAGAAACTCTGAATTTCGTACCAGGTTAATTGCAGTTTTATAAGCAGCCTCTCTAAAGTTAACTGCAAATTCACGCTCGTCATGAACATCTGCATCAGAAATAGTTGTGGCATTGGCAGCTACCCACACATATCCTAATGATATTTCGTAAGTTGTGGCATTCTGAGTAAGTGCAGGTAGAGCAGGCGTGGCTGCTGCCGTGCCTTTCAGTACAACAATTCGAATAGTTTGTACTGATGAGGATAAACTGACTCTAGCAATAACACGATCCAGTCTAGGGTTAGTTACATCAGCAGCTTCTATTGTGGCAGTGATCTGTGCAGTCGTTTCATAGATTCGTCCACGAATAAATAAGGCTCCAGTTGCTATTAGAACATTTAATGCAACAGGAGAATTTGCTGATACTTTCAAATCATTTCCATAAGTAGGTATGACATATCCCTTGGCTACATTACTGCCAAGAATCTTGCTATAGATGTCTGAGAATTCAGCGTCGTTATATGGAGCACTCCATACATCAGTTGATGCTGCATCTCCTACTGTAGTTCCTTGCCAAAATGCTGAATCTTCTGCCATTAAAGTTCCTTAAATCGCTATATAACGATCATTATAATTGAACAACACGTTTGTGTCAGTTGTACCATCTTCGATGAAAACACTAAAAGTGTTGATTCCATTTGCTACAATTGGATCAGGCTGGATCGAAAACAACCCTATCTCGCTATTTGAACTAAGATACCCTAGCAAAGAGTCACCAAGATTGTTGGTGATAGTCTTTTTACCATAGGTTAGATCAAACGTAATAGTTTCTCCAGCAGCTATTGTGTAATTTTCTAGTTCAAGAGTCCATCCTAATTCGTTGTGTGTTATAGAAAAATTAGTTCCTGGCCCAGTAACAATAATTCTAGGAAATTCCATCCAGTTACCAGGATAAGGGACGGATATATCTGTCAGACTGCTACAGTATGATCCATTGAATACAATATTCGTTCTACCAAAAACAAAGCCAAATTGAAGTCCTATGATTGGTGTACACTCAAAGCCTACAAATGTTTGGTTGTTGATCAATGGATTATAGATAATTGGATTATCTGCCTCCCATACCAACACATCCTGAAAAGAGAATTCAGCCCAGCCATTTCTAAGTGGTGTAAACTCAGGTCCACCAGCCAGAATGACATCCAATTGTCTGATCTGACCATCCGAACGATACCATCTCAGATGCCCTACTTCTGGAGAGTCCAGACCACCACGATTGTAGCGAATGACATTGATTAAGTCTTCTCGACTCTGCCAGTAGGAATCTCTGTCACATGATCGATTGTGAATCGTCATTGTGATTTTACGAGGCGGAACACGCAGAGTTAAAGGAGTGACTCCATGCTGAAATGGGCCTTTAGTAGTTGCCTTTCCCACAGCAGGTATGCCCCAGCCAGTCATAGTAATAAGAGTTTCCAGAGCAGTATCGTGTAGATTGTATACCAATCCATCAGGAGAGATGTATACAACCTTCTCTTTTAGAGAAGATCGCATGTTACGTGCTGTCATCTATCTTCCTCTCGCTGCTCGAATGCGCTGATCTATTAATGCAGCTAAGTCTGTTTCACTTTTAACGGGTATGCCCTGAATGTTGTTGGTGATGCTGTTGTCAGTGTTGACATTTGATACATCTCCAGCAGGTGCAGCCACACTGTTCAAGGCCCCAAGAAGTTGGTCATTATTAGCAGAAGCTAAATTCATAGTTAAAGTATTTCCAATAGAGTTAATATCAGATGCCAATTTATTCGTGTTGGTGTCAAGCCAAGTCTTCAGACTATCAAATGCATGTTCTGTTCCAAATTTAGGCGACTCTCTACCAGCAGCAGACATGTCTGTTACAGAACCCCCAATTGATCCCGCTAAAGTAATAATCTTTTCGGCATTTGCCATTAACCAACCTAGAAGACTTTGAAACGCATTTAACAGTTTAAGCACAGCTTTAGCAGCAGTTCCCATAGCATTAGAAATATCATCTCCCATCATCTTTATTTTTTGTCCTACAGTTTTCTGTGCTTCTGTAATAATATTTACTATCTGATTCTTGAATTCAGTAAATTTCTGAATTGCAAGGGCAATTAAACTAGTAATCTCATTAGATACTTCTATACCCATCCTGACAAAGTTCTCTATAACCGCATTAACCAGATCGGGTATGATACTGCTCCCTACTAAAGTGTCAAATAGCATCTGGAAGAATCCTGTTACAGCAGCTACAAGTTCTCCTACAAGCTGGATTACACCGTCCCGTAGCACAGTAAACTGTGCTGCAATTAGAAGTAAGGCATTATTAGAGTCACCAGTAAGCTGTGCCCAGAACTCTCCTAGAAAGGATGCAATTCCAGCAAACAGGCCAAAGATGAATGCTGCCAAAACACTAAATGCACCTATGACACCATTTACAAGGATATTTACAGCAGCTAGACCAGATTGCATGAATCCTTGGAAGGACATTACTAGCCCTTCCAAGATCATTTGAACATCGCCTTGCATAATACCTTGAATAGTGGTCTTGAATCCCTCTAGTCCTTTAGTTATACCAGCAATGAAGTCTTCAATAGCTACTTTAGCTTCTTGCCAAAAGGCAATAAAGACTGTAAGCGCTGATGCTACTGCATTTACGATACCCACTATAGCTGCAATAATAGCTATAATTACACCACCAATAACTATTGCTACAGCACTAATAATGGTAAGAACTCCATTCCACACATCTGACCAGTCCAGTCCAAATGAATGAAGCGTCTCAGTCAGAGTATCAAATAATGCTTTGAATGATGGTCCAAGAGTAGAGTCAATTGATCTCTTTATCGCCTCAACTACTGATGAAATTACTTTTCCTGCTGTAGCAAAAGCGGCACGAAGTTTATTGATAGTCTCAATAGTCTCTGGAGGAATATGTAGACTCTCTCGAAGATTAGCCATCGCTGCTTGGATTCTTTCGATAAGAGTAGGATCAGGAAGATCAGGCGCTCTTGCTGCCTGCTGTGCAGCAGTATCAGATCGACCACCTTCAGGTAGGGTAGGAGCTTCTATTGATCCAGGCTGTGGAATACCTAGAATAATACCAATTAGTTCTTTAACCTTGTTTATTACAGGCTGTATTGATTCAATTACACTAGGACCAAAAACAGCAAATGCAAGAGCAGCAGCCGCTAATCCTATAGTAACGGGGACAATAGCACCAGATAGTGCAACAAGGCTAGTAATTACAGCGCCTATGAAAGTAATAAGTTGCCCAATAACAAATAGAATAGGCCCAATTGCTGCTGCTATACCAGCAAACAATAATATATTTTTCTGTACAGCAGGGTCAAGTTCTGAGAATCTATCAATAAGATTTCCAACCGCTTCAATAATATTTCTGAGATCATCTCTTACAAGATTAAAGATTGTGATTCCAAGAGCAGTGAATTGATTCTTTAGAATCTGGATGTCACTCTTGACAGTTGCCGTTCTTTTAGCAAATTCTTCCTGTAGTGCTGTTCCCTCTGCAAACGCATCCCCAGCACCATCTAATGCTTCTCCAAGAAGGTCAGTGTTCTGAGCCAAGTTCAGTAGAGTTGCGCCAACACGCTGACCACTTAATCCTAGTGCATCAAGGGCTGCAATCTGATCGATAGCAGACATCTTAGATAGTCCCTTGATAAACAATTCAAGAGAGGCTGATGCATCATTCTTAAATGCATCCCCAAACTCTTGTGCTGAGATTCTGCCATCTGCTAGTACACTAGGCAATAAGCCAAACTGTGCTGCAAAAGCAGCAGCACTTTGACCTGATTGAGCAAATGCCTCGTTTGCCACTGCTGCAAAGTTCTGAAGGTTTTCTGACCCCCCCTCAAAAACTTTGCCATTAATGGTATTAAGGCCCTCCAATAACTCTTGCTGTTCTTGGAGGTCATTATTCATGTTCTGAAGGCTGAAATCAGCAGCCATCTTGGTAGATTCGTGTGTCTTATCGGTAAACTCAGATACTCTCTGAGTAGTTACCGCAATATTTTGTTGGAGTTTGGTAATCTTTTCACTGGCATTGGATATATCTTCTGACATATCCACTACACCACCACCTGCTGTCTTAGATGCAAGAGCCATGTCCAGCAAAACTCTACGTAGTGCAGTAGCACCTGTCTCAGCCTGAATACCAGATGATGTTACAGCAGCACCCCAAGCTAGGGTCTGATCAATTGCAATGCCAAGTGCTGTTGCAGTACCAACAATGCGCTCAGTAAAGGCTACTACACGAGATTCAGTTGTGGGGAAGTTGTTGCCCGAAAACACAAGAGCAGAAGCCATATTATCATATTCATCGGCAGACAGGTGGGCAATTTTAGCGATCTGAGCAAATGCCTGCTGCTGTTCTTCTGCTGTTAGGTCAGTAGCCTCTCTCAACATAGCAA